TTTAAACAATAAACAGGCTCAAGGAATATTAGAGTTTTATAAAAGTAATATGGAAGGCTCTGCACAACAATCAAAAATAGATATTGAAACTTCACAAGCTCAAGCAGAACAACATTTAAGACAAGAATGGGGTAGAGATTATGATGCTAAAGTAAAACAAGCTGGTGCAGTAGCTAAAGCTAATATGCCAGGAGTTTTAGATTTACTATTACAAGATGGAACTAGAGTTGGCGATAATTCAGAAATTATAAAAGGTTTTTCAAAGATAGCCTCTATGTTCTCTGAAGATAAAATGGTTACAACTGAAAGCGAAAATGTTGATAGTGTTACAAATATTGAGCAAGAAATCTCACAAATGATGAATGATAAAGCTCATCCTTATCATATTAAAGGACATCCTGAGCATGATAAATCTATACAACAAATGCTTACAATGAGAGAAATGTTAAATACTAAATAATAATTTTAATCCCTTGTATTATTATTAAAAATATTATAAGGGATTAAGTATAAGAAAATTCGTAAGAACCTTATTGACAAGAGGCAAAAGACTCTAGTCTAAAAGACTTTAAACCTAAGAGATGCCTACCTATTGGTGGAGAACCTTTCTGATTTAATCAATAATAATATGGAGAGACAATTATGTCCACACAAGTAACGACAGCTTTTGTACAGCAGTATTCTGCTAATGTGCAAATGTTGTCCCAACAAATGGGATCGTTATTAAGAGACAAAGTCAGAGTAGAAAGCGTTACAGGAAAAAATGCTTTCTTAGATCAAGTTGGCTCAGTAACTGCAGTTGAAAAGACTAGCAGACATTCAGACACTCCACAGATAGACACACCTCACGCAAGGCGTAGATTATCTTTGGCTGATTATGAATTTGCTGATTTAATAGATCAACAAGACAAAGTTAGACTCTTAATAGATCCGACTTCATCTTATGCTCAAGCCGCTGCTATGGCAATGGGAAGAGCAATAGATGATGTGATCATATCTGCTGCACTAGGTACTGCGTATACTGGTGAGACAGGATCAACTAGCACAGCCAATGCGAATCAAATCGTACATGGTGGTGCTGTTTTAACTATTGCTAAATTAAGAGAAGCAAAACAAATTCTTGATTTAAGCGATGTAGATCCTTCTATACCAAGACACATTATAGTATCACCAAAGCAGATTAGTGGTCTTTTAAATATAACTGAGGTAACGAGTTCAGATTTCAACACAGTCAAAGCATTGGCTACTGGTGAAGTTAATTCATATCTTGGTTTCAACTTCATTGTATCAAACAGACTTGCATTATCTAGCACAACTAGATCTTGCATAGCCTTCGCACAAGATGGAATAGCTCTAGGTATCGGAAAAGATATTTCCGCTAGAATAGACGAAAGAGCTGATAAATCTTATGCCACTCAAGTGTACTACTGCACAAGCATCGGTGCTACTAGAATGGAAGAAGCTAAAGTTGTTGAAGTACAATGTACCGAATCGTAATAGGAGNAATATATGGGAACTAAAAACTCAGACTTAGTAGCAAACTTAGAAGCTACNCCTCAAGTTGCAAGTAGTGCTGGACTTCTACATGGATCAGTTCGTGTAGCACAAGGAACTATTGCACTTGCNGCAGGAGATAGTGACGATAATGATATTGTTATGTTAGCACCGATTCCAAGTAATGCGACTATACCCCAAATTTGGGTAGGAGCAGATGGACTTGGAGGTTCTTGCACATACAATGTTGGAATATATCAAACTTCTGGAACAGTAGTAGACGAAGATTACTTCGCATCTGCAGTAGCAGATGGTGTTACTGTTTTGTCGGATGTAAGATTTGAAGCTGCTAACATTAACACAGCGAGTTCAAAGCTGTGGGAAATGGCTGGAGCAAGTACAGATCCTGGAGGTTACTACTACATAGCTGCTACAATGCAAGCTGCTGGTGGTACTTTAGGTGATTTTACTTTCAACATTCACTACGTTGTAGACTAGAAAATAGAATTAAACAGGCGAGTAGAGGGAGACTGAACCTCGCCTGTTTAGCATGAAACAGATTAAAGATTTAAAACCTGTACTACATTTTAAAAAAGATAATTATGTGTACAGATATGTTCTTGTAGACCGGTTTCATCATGGTCCTAAATATCATTATGGATTTGATGCTAAACAAGAAAGAACAGAAGAAGAGATATTTGCTTTAGAAAGATATAGACAAATAAGGCGTAAGTATATTATAAGGAAGTAATATGGCATCAACAGTAGATATTTGTAATGGAGCATTAAATCAATTAGGAGCAACAACAATCCTATCCTTAACAGAAGATTCAAAAAACGCTAGACTTTGCAATTCAAGATATACTCAAGTTAGAGATGCCTTGTTTAGAACTCATCCTTGGAATTGTTTACAAGCAAGATTAGAACTAGCTGCATCAACTACTACTCCGGCATGGGGTTTTACCTATGCCTATACCTTACCAGCAAATTGTTTAAGATTACTTAGAGTATTAGATTACGATTCAAACTATAAGGTGGAAGGTAGAAAGATATTAAGTAACGCATCCACTATGAAAATATTATATATTTCAAGAATTACCGATCCTAATGAATATGATGAACTACTAAGAGAAACATTATCTGCAGCTTTAGGTGCAGACATTGCTTATGCAGTAACATCTAACAATACAACATCACAAAATATGATTTTATCATATCAAGAAAAATTAAGAGATGCTAGATTTGTAGATTCAACTGAAGGTCAAAATGTAGATCAAGATTTAGGAATGACAGATGTTATAGATGCAGGTTCATTTATTAACTCAAGGTTTTAATACATGGCTAGAGTAGCTGCACAGCTTACAAATTTTACCGCAGGTGAATTATCACCTAGATTAGATGGAAGAAATGATTTATCAAAATACGCTGCAGGGTGTTCAAATTTACAAAATTTAGTTATCTATCCTCATGGAGCTGCAGCTCGTAGACCAGGCACAACATTTGTAGCTGAAGTTGCTGATAGTTCAAAAAAAACAAGACTAATACCTTTTGAATTTTCAACAACACAAACTTACATTCTTGAATTTTCAAATTTAAAAATAAGATTTTATAAAGACAATGGTGCAATATTAGAAGGTGATAAAACTATATCTGGAATTACTGCTGCCAATCCAGCAGTAGTAACTGCAACTTCACATGGTTATTCTAATGGTGATGAAATAAGAATTACCTCAGTTGTAGGAATGACCGAAGTAAATAATAAAAGATTTTTAGTTGCAGACAAAACAACAAACACATTTGAACTACAAGATAAAGATGGAGTTGATATAAATAGCTCAGCATATACTGCTTATAGTTCAGCAGGAACTGCTAATAGAGTTTATACAGTTACCACTCCTTATTTAGAAGCAGAATTATTTGATATAAAATTTGCTCAATCTGCTGATGTTATGTATCTTTGCCATCCATCCCATGAAACAAATAAATTATCAAGAACTGGACATACAGCATGGACATTGGCGGAAGTTGATTTTACCAATGGACCATTCATAGATGTTAATACAACAACAACAACATTAACACCAGCTTCCGCAGGTGTTGGAGCTGGAGTAAATATTACAGCCTCTGCTACAACTGGAATTAATGATGACCAAGGATGGTTGGCTACAGATGTTGGTAGACAAATTCATTTTAATGCTGGTTATGCAGTAATAACAGCTAGGACAAATTCAACTGTTGCAGTAGCAACTATTACAACCGCCTTTACAAATACAAATCCTATTACAGCTTGGTACTTAGGAGCTTTTTCTAATACGACAGGCTTTCCTTCGTGTGTAACATTTTTTGAACAACGCCTGTGCTTTGCCGCAACATTAAGTAATCCACAAACAGTTTATTTTTCAAAGTCTGGTGATTATGAAAATATGGATGCTAATATTGCTGGTACTATAGCTGATGATGATGCAATTATTTATACAATCGCATCCAACCAAGTAAATGCAATTAGATTTATGTCATCAACAAGAACTTTAGTTATTGGAACTGCTGGTGGTGAATTTGCAGTATCAGGGGGTGGAGATAACAATGCTGTAACTCCAACAAATATATTAATTAAAAAACAAACAAATAATGGTGGAGCTAATGTAGATGCTGTAGCAGTTGGTAATGCTACCTTATTTTTACAAAGAGCAAAAAGAAAAATTAGAGAACTAGCTTATAATTTTGATGCAGATGGTTATGTTGCACCTGATCTAACTATCCTTGCCGAACATGTTACTACTAGCGGAATAACTCAAATGGCTTTTCAAGGTGAACCATTATCAATTTTATGGTGCGTTAGAGCAGATGGTGAATTAGCAGCATTAACTTATAATAGGGAACAGGAAGTTGTTGCCTGGCACAGACATATTTTTGGTGGAAGATTTGGTGCTGCAACAATAACAGTTACAGATTATGCAAACATAGCAAATGGTACAAGATTACTATTAACTAAATCAGATGGTACAGAAGTTACTTTCACTTCTACAACAGGAACTGCTGGAACAGGTGAATTTAAAACTGAAACTAATAATGATACAACAGCAGATAATATTTTTACAGCTATTAATGCTCATGCTGATTTTACAGTTGCCAATCCAGCCGCAGCAGTTGTTACAATCACAGAGACATCTCCTTCGTCTACAGGATTTTTAACAATTAAATCTGTAGATGATACAACAAGATTAGCAACAACAGATCAAGGTAAAGCTGTATGTGAAAGTATTGCTGTAATTCCAACTGATGATACAGAATATCAAATATGGGTTATTGTTAAAAGAACAGTTAATGGATCAATTAGAAGATATGTAGAATACTTAAATATATTTGAATTTGACGCAACAGATAATACCTCATTTAATTTTTTAGATAGTGCTTTAACTTATAGTGGAACTGCCGCAACAACAATTACAGGACTAGAACATTTAGAAGGACAAACAGTTGATATATTAGCAGATGGTGCAACACATCCAAATAAGATTGTAAGTTCGGGAAGTGTTGTTTTAGATCGTTCTGCAACAAATGTTAAAATGGGATTAGCTTATCATTCAATATTAAAAACAATGAGGATAGATGCTGGTTCACAAGATGGAACATCTCAAGGAAAAACTAAAAGAATTTATGAAATTACTGCTAGATTATATCAAAGTGTTGGTGTTGAAGTAGGACCTGATTTATCAAATATGGAAAGAATACCATTTAGAACTTCTGCTAATCCTATGGATGAAGGAATCCCAGTATTTACAGGAGACAAAGAAGTAGAGTTTAGAGGAAATTATGATACTGATGGATATATTTTTGTTAGGCAAACTCAACCTTTACCTTTTACAATTTTATCGTTATACCCAAGGTTAGTAACAAATGATGGATAATACACTACATATAGTACCTTATACAAAAGAGCATGGACAGTTTATATTATCCTGTCAAATGAATCATAAATTAATGGATGAAGATGCCAAGTATGAAGGAGATTCAATGAATTTAGTAGAAGAGAATTTAGCCTTTACCGGCATTGTAAATAATAAACCAATTTTTGCTG